GGTGGAGAATTAGAATTTGATTTTAGAAATTATGATCCTCACATGAGAGATGAAGACAAACATTTAACAAAAACAAAAGAAATATTATCAAAAGGCTCTATCATAGTATTTCCTAGTCACCTTTGGCATAGAGTTAAACCCGTAATGAAAGGAACAAGGTATTCATTAGTTCTTTGGAATTTGGGATACCCATTTAAATAATATGAATATAAACGAATATTTTAAAACACCTATTTGGTCAGAACAAAAACCAGAATTTTTAAAGTCTTTAACTAAAGCTACCGACAAATATATTAAAGCTTCAAGAATTAGGGACAAAAAAATAATAAAAGCTACAACCGATTTTGGTTATTCCCATCACTCAACCCCTTTAACACAGGACAATAATTTTTTAGATTTTAGAAATTATATAGGGCAAAAATCTTGGGAGTTTTTAGATCAACATGGGTATGATATGAAAGAATATCAAACTATGTTTAGCGAGTTATGGGTACAAGAATTTAGTAAGAATGGTGGGGGACATCATTCAGCCCATATCCATTGGAATCAACATGTATCGGGATTTTATTTTTTAAAAGCAAACGAAAATACATCTTACCCTATTTTTCATGAACCAAGAACCGGGGCCAGAGCTACTAAATTAAAAATGAAACCCAATATAACTAAAATTGTTAATGGGACTGAACTTGTTCATTTTAAACCTCAACCAGGTACCTTACTTATTTTTCCCGGGTACTTAGAACATGAGTTTTCAGTAGATCATGGTAAAAAACCTTTTAGGTTTATACATTGGAATATTCAAGCAATACCTAAGGGAATGGCAAAAGATGTTTAAGAAAAATAAATATATAGTTATTAAAAAGGCTATTGATAAAGACCTAGCTTTATTTCTTTATAATTATTTTATAATTAAAAAACAAGTTTATGACACTTGTATTGAAAAAAGATACATCTCACCTTTTGAAACTATTCTAGGTTACTATGAGAAGGTAAATGAACAAATTCCAAATACTTACTCTCACTACAGTGATATAGCTATGGAAACTTTAATGTTAAAATGTCAACCTCTTATGGAAAAAGCTACTGGATTAAAATTATATCCGTCTTATACCTATGCAAGAATATATAAAAAAGGGGATATTCTTAAAAGACATAAAGATAGATTTAGTTGTGAGATATCGACCACTATGAATTTAGGGGGTGATGATTGGCCAATATATTTAGAACCTTCTGGAGAATTTGGTAAAAAAGGTATTAAAGTAAATTTAACACCAGGTGATATGTTAATCTATTCAGGTTGTGAATTAGAGCATTGGCGAAAAAAATTTAAAGGCAAAGACTGTGCTCAAGTATTTCTTGATTATAATAATAGAAAAACTCCAGGCTCAAAAGACAATATGTTTGACAAACGTCCACATTTAGGTCTTCCATCTTGGTTTAAACGATGATATATCCCTATAATGAAGGCAGTAATCCACCATACCTACTGCCTTCTTTATAAGGATTATATATGTTACAAAAACTAGGTTTTTTACCAGGGTTCAATAAACAAGTTACCTCTACAGGAGCCGAGTCTGAATGGACGGGCGGAGAAAATGTACGTTTTAGATATGGTACACCGGAAAAAATAGGGGGTTGGAGTCAATTAGGTGATAGTAAATTAACAGGTGCTGCACGAGGTTTACATCACATGGTTAATAAACAGGGTATTAAATATGCTGTTATTGGAACTAATAGAATTTTATACGCATACTCAGGAGAAGTGTATTACGACATACACCCTTTAGTTAATCCATTAGGCACAGCTATTACTAATGCATTTAGTACGACTAACGGATCACCTACTGTTACTATTTCTTTTGGGGGCAATCATAGTTTTCAAGCTGGAGACATCATTTTATTTGGAAACGTTTCAACTTTTTCTGTAATAACTAATTCTAATTTTGGAGCAGCAGATTTTGCAGATAAAAAATTTATGGTGACAAGTGTACCAAACGCAACAAGTATAACTATTACAATGCCTTCTAATGAAAGCGGATCTGGTGCTACAACTTCAGGTGGGATTACTTTTTTTCAATACTTTAGTGTAGGACCCGCAGAACAAGTTGGAGTTTTTGGTTATGGTATATCACAATATGGTGGAACAGTAACTGCACCTCAAACAACTACACTTAACGGAGCATTGTCTGCTAACTCAGCAGGAACAGGTGGAACTGGAACTAGTATTGTTTTAACATCTGTATTAAATTTTCCAACAACGGGAACTAATTTTATACAAGTAGGTACCGAAGAGATTTCTTACACGGGAGTTAACACAGGAACAAATACTTTAACAGGCATAACTAGAAATGTTAGAGGAACAACTAATGCTCTTCACAACACAGGAGCTACAGTTACAAATCACAGTAGTTTTTCTGGTTGGGGTCAATCATCAGCTGACACGGATACTGTAGCTGAACCCGGTCTATGGTCCTTGGATAATTTAGGAAGTACTTTAATAGCTTTAATTTTTAATGGTGAATGTTTTGAATGGAATTCTGATTTAAATAACGCGACAACAACAAGAGCTACAATCATTGCAGGAGCACCGACAGCGTCACGTGACATGTTAGTATCAACTCCGGATAGACACTTAGTATTCTTTGGCACTGAAACAACTATTGGAGATAAAGCTACACAAGACGATATGTTTATCAGATTCTCTTCTCAAGAAAATATTAATGACTACACACCTACAGCAATCAATAGTGCGGGTACACAAAGACTGGCTTCTGGATCACGAATCATTGGTGCAACGCTTGGAAGAAACGCTATTTATATTTGGAGTGATACTTCTTTATTTACTATGAGATTTGTTGGAACTCCTTTTACATTTGCTTACGAACAAGTTGGAACTAACTGTGGATTGATTGGTAAAAATGCAGCAGTAGAAGTAGATGGTGCTGCTTACTGGATGTCAGACAATGGATTCTTTAGATATACAGGTAAACTAGAATCAATGGATTGTTTGGTTGAAGATTTTGTTTACGATAATTTAAATACAACCTCTAATCAATTTATTTATTGTGGTATTAATAACTTGTTTGGTGAGATTACTTGGTTCTATCCAACAGCTGCCTCTAATGTTAATACTAGATCAGTTACGTATAGTTATTTAGATTCAACAGCTAAGAGACCTATATGGTTTACTAATGCTAGTGCTTTATTTACTAGAACAACATGGCAAGATTCTGCAGTATTTGGTTTACCTCATGCAACACAATACGATGCCGGTACGGATACTTCTTTTGATGTAGTGGGTAACACAGATGGCATTTCATATTACTACGAACATGAAACAGGTTTAAATCAAATAAGACTTGGCACAACAACCGCTATCCCAGCTAACATTACATCTGGTGATTATGATATTACACAAAAAATTGTAAAAGGAGCTGCTACAAACATGGCGGACCTTAGAGGAGATGGAGAAAATATCATGAGAGTAAGTAGAATTATTCCAGATTTTATTAATCAAAATGGAAATACAATTATTCAATTAGATTTAAGAGATTACCCTAACGAAGCTTCAGCTAGTTCATCACTTGGACCTTTTACAGTAACGTCAAGTACTACAAAAGTAGACACAAGGGCTAGAGCTAGATCGATAGCTCTTACAATATCTAATACAGCTGTAGATACTAGTTGGAAACTAGGTACTTTTAGAATAGACATACAATCTGGAGGAAGAAGATAATGGCAAAGATAGTACAGTCATTAACTAGGGCAAGTGAAGAATATGATCAAGACATATCTCAATCCTTAGTAAGAGATTTAGATGCTGTTCTTGAAAAATTAAACACGACGTTTCAAGAAGAATTAAAACAGGAGATAGAGGCTAGAAGTCTCTTTTTAGATTAATGGCAGTAGTAAACCAATATAAATTTGCAGGTATAGATAATGATACAACAGGCAATGCACTTACACCATTAGGAGCTGGTAACCCTTTGGTTAGTGAGACTTATATTATAAAATCAATATTAGTTACATCTGCTGGTACACCAAGTGTGACTGTAACAAACAACAGCATTACAGCTATTAAATCTGCAGCATTAACAGCTAATGTTACAACAGAATTATTAACTCAACCGCTAATAATAGAAGGTGGTACACCTTTTAAAGTACAGTCAAGCAACACAAGTTCTTTTGACGTAGCTATTAGTTATTTAAACATCAAAAAAGAGGTAACACAATAATGGAAATATTACAGGCTAAGGTAGAGACTACATATAGACACAAGGAAACAGGAGAGCTTTTTAAGGAAAGAAAAGACTGGGAAGCTAAAGGTTTTAAAGCAGAAGACATGGCTCAAGATGTAAATGTTATGATGCCATCTCTTGATTTAATCGGAAAAACAAAGTAAAGTAGCAAAACCATGG